CTGTGCTGTAACCGTTAGTGATCGGATATTCACGAGTAGAACCCGCAAATACCTGACCGCCGATCAGGTTGATCGGCTTTAGCCCGTAAGGGGCATCAATAACCGGATAAGCCATAAAAGACTCCTAAATTAAGAACCAGAACCGAAAGTGACCTTAGATTTCCTATCTGCGAACAGAGGCATCCGAGGATCATTTTCACGAAGGAAATTGTTATCCACCGATTCCGATTGAGCTCTGTTTTGCTGGTCGTAATATGCAGACCGCTGTTTCATAAACTCTGAAGGGATTCGGCAAAGTACAAGTCCGCCTACTTCGATGCCACCTTTAAAGCGACCTTCGAGAGCAGCATGTACCATTAGTTCGGGATATTCATCTGCTTTGCAGGGTTCGTATCCTTCACGCAGTTTCGAGGAAATATTGCTGGGGTCAGGCGCACCCTGTGTACTAACACGGATATACCTATGTGACCACCCCGGACGTTCGTCAGGCATTGGGAGAGTCTCAGGCGGACGCCACGATTCCGGGCGGTATGTAGCCTTACGAGTATCCAATTCACGAGTCAGTCGGTTTTGTGTTTCAGCCATGATAATTAACCTCTATTCTGTAATGCAACCTGTTTAGCGTATTCTTCAATCGGCACCCCAAGTCTACGAGCAATCGCAACTTCTGATGCCTTTAGACGAATGCGCCCCGGCGGTGTGCTACGTGTAGCTGGAGCCACAACATTAGCTGGTCTTGCACGACGATCAACGTCGGTTCTTGAAACTTTTTTGGAGGATGTATCAACCTCATAGCTCCCGTCATCGAAATGCTCGGGGAATCGTTTACGCATTGTAGCGTCTATGGTCTGGAAGTATTCTTCCGTCCCAATAAAGTCCGCACCATACTCGCGTTGTAGTTTCTTGTCAAGCCCCATAGCGGCGCTTGTCATTTCCTCGTCTTTTCCAAACCAATCTTGGTTTTTCTGTACCCATTTTTGGGTAGAGTCATTAAGTTTGGGAGCCGGGGGAGGAGGAGCGTATTGTGGCTCTTTGGGTTGAATTGGCCTCATCCCACCTGTTTTATCAACTTTTACCGCTGCCTTAGCAATGGCTTCCTGCGCCGCCACAATTTTGTCAGAGTCACCTTCCTCAAACGCTTTCTTATAAAAAGATTTGGCAGCCTCAAGCTCTTGTTTAGCTGATATTTTAGCGTTATCAACTATAATTTTGCTACCGCTTGCTAGTTGTGTCTGGAGTTTTTTATTCTCTTCGTACACTTGCCGGGCAAATTGTTCAGCGGCTTCACGCTCACGTACGGCTTCTTCTTTGGCCCTACGCTCGTCATGGTAGCCTTTTGTAAACTTTTTGATCCGCTTTTGGACCTTTTCGTCGTATGAAGCCAACTCTTCGTCGGTAACTTCATCTACTGGTCGTCCGGGTTTGCGACCACGATCCTCTTCCGGGGTATCGTCTTCAATCTCAATTTCAAACTCATCTGATGAGGGTTTACCCTTATCTTCGTCAAGTTCGTGGGGGAATTTGTATCCTTCAGCCATAATTTACTCCTTATGCAGCACGGGTAATACCGCGCGGGTCTTCCACAACCGCTTCGACCGAATCATCGTTGATGAGCCGGAATTCACGACCATGAATCTTCAGACGGGTGCCTGAATTGGGACGGACGATGACAAAGTCACCTTCCTTGCACGACGGTCCACTAGGGAACCGGGTTGTGTCTCTGTAGCAATCTGGGCCAAGCTTGACCACAAACAATACAGGAGTTAGCACTTCTTCAAAGTACATTGATTGGCTAGACTTAATAATCCCAGCTTCACTCTCAGCAAACTCTTGCATAGCCTCTGGGACTACAGTAAGGATGTGAAACATTTTGGGATCAGGCAGCTGTTTGGCTTTCTCTTCGGCAGTTGTATTCAAAATGCCAGATAGGTCTACAGCGGTTGTGTCGAACTCATTCATCTTCATAATTCTCCAGTTTTTGCACGAGGTTGCTGACAAGTTGTTCTGCATGGCCCAAACCCCGGATGATCCCGCAGATGTGCCGGTACTCAGGGAAGTCCCCTGCCCTACCAGCGTTTAAAAATGATTCCTGATCCTGACGAAGCTTGTCGATCTCCGTCAATACATGGTTAAGTACTCTTTGAGCGTCCAATTAAACTCCTTTGGGTGGTTGTTGACGGTGCTGTTGTGACCGCTGCATAACTGCCTGCGCCCGCTGGTGTGCCAACTGCGCCTTGTTCTTGGCAGCATCTGCGCCGATCTTGACTCCTTCAAGCTGCATCTGTTTAGCCAACTTGTCCCGTGCAGCGGCTGCGGTAGCGCCCACCTGCATAGCCGCAATCTCTTTCTGTGCTGCAATGCGGGATTCTTCGATGCGTAGCTGGTCAGCTTTAGTCGCCGCCTCAATCTGCTGCTTCTGTTGTTTAAGCTGCAACTCGCCCTGCTTCAGCTGAAGTTCTTGCATCTGCATCTGTACGATCGGGTCTTGCATCTGTTGTTGCGCCTGTTGTTGTTGAGCCTGTTGCTGGTTGTTCTGCGTTATCGCAGCCGAAGCCTGCGCCACCATCATGGCAATCTGGTCAGCCATCTGCGGCGGCACTGCCTTGTTCTGGTCCTCTGTGGGTAGCGGAGCGCCAAGCTGCATCTCAACATTCTTACGGTACTCAAAGCCCAAGTGCTCATTGACGTGAGCCATGACTGCCGCTTGAATCTGCTGTGCCATCGGGTTCTGCTGAAGCAACTGCATGATCTTGGGGTCCTGCATCATCGACATGTGCGCTGCAATATGCGCCTGATGGTTCTGCTCCATGAACGCCTTGACCGGTTTCTTGCCAGTGAGCAGGTTCTGGTTCTCAGTCACCGGGTCCACAGGAATCTGATCTTCTTCAACCGGTACTAGCTTGTCAGCGTTCTTAATACCCAGCACCTCAATCATCTGACGATGTAGCACCGGCATGTCGTACAACTGCGGAGCAGTTTGTGCCAGCTGGAGTACAGCCTGATACTGAACCACTTTCTGCGCCATAGTAGATGCGTTGGGGTCCGAGACCGGTAGCACCTCCACCATGTCATAGTCTGCCTTCTTAGCCTTGCGGTCACCCATCTCTGGGTCGTAGCTGTATTCCTCTGGTGTGTAGTCAGCAATGATGTGCTTGAGCAACTTGAACTCTTGCCGCATCGCATAGTGCAGCCGCGCTTGCACCGCGCCCATCACCTTTAACTGACGCTCAAGCAGGGCCAGCGTTGTACCTACTGGGGCTTGGCTAGACATATCACTGACGTTCATGTCACCGGATGACGCGAATGCCTTACCCTCTTGCACAATGTTCTGGAACAGTGCAAACAGAACCTGACTTGGCTCCTTGTATGGCAGGGGCAGGATATTGTCACGGATGCTACCGCTGGGTACATCCACGTCACGGAACTCACCGGGCTGGATGGGCGTATCGTCACCCTTGACCCGCAGGCCGCGAGACTTCAGTCCACCGGGTAAATTACTCAGCGTACCTGCATCAATCAGCTGCCGTTGCAGCATGGTCGCGCTCTTAGCGTAGCCGCCAATCAGGTGGATCAACCCAAAGCCATAAAACCCAAAGCCAGAGGGGATGTACTGATAGTGCACCAAGTGTTCACGCTTAGTATGGAGTGGGTCATCCTCGTACCAATTACGGCGGATAGACAGGATAGTGCCGGTACCCTTCTCAATAGTGACGATGTACGGCAACGCAATACCTGTGGGCTCACCGTCTTTATCTTCATCCTCATAGCCCTTTAAGTCCAAGTCAACCTGCATCTCCAGTACGCGGTAACGACTGTCCTGAATAGCCGAGAAGCCTTGCTCCTTGGCCTTCTGCTTCTCAATGTCGTCCAACTCCACTGAGGGCTCACCAAGCTCGATGTCACTATAAAAGCCAGCCGCCATGAGCTTGTTTAGCTCATTCTCTGTACGCCGCATCACGTGCGTCACGCGCGGGGCCGTAGACAAATCAGACGCGCCGTATGGCACCACAATATCTTCAGCCGGTACAAAGATCGAAACCTGCCGCCCCCTACTCGGGTCGTAGTACACCTTCTTGAACGCAGACCCCGCCAGCGGTAGTGCCCACAGCATCTTCTCATGCTCAGGCCGGTACTCCTGCATCACGTCGGTCAACTGATAGTTCATGTCCTCAGTGACGCGCTGCGCAGCTTCTTCTTTCTCAGGGGTATCCTTACCAATGATCTGTGTCTTCACAGGCCCCGCTGCTGGGAATGTTTCCATGATGCCTTCGCTCTGAAAACGTACAACAGACTCCGTCAGCATCGGGTGGAACACACCACAGGCTCCGTTCCAAGGCTCGGTCCGTTCCTCATACTTCAAGCCCAGTAGCTTCAGTCCTTCGACGTATGTTTGTATCCAGTCCTTGCGATCATTCTGGTCTTTGTCAAAGTCACTAATTAACTCAGAACTAATGCGGGTTAACTCACTGTCACTAATATAGTCAGCGAGGTTGGCATCAAACTCTTCGTCACCGGTATCATTTTGGGGCATCAAATCAATCTCAATGTCGCCCATACGGAGGGTTACATCATCAGGATTCTCAATCTCAATCTCTAGGGGTTCAGCTTCTTCAAGACCCATAGGAGCCTGATACAACGAGGGGGCCATATTGGTTGCCATAATTAATCCTTAAACCGTATAGTATTGGTTGCGCTTACTCTTGAATGAATATACCGGCTCCGGCTCATCGCTCGGCAACCTGATAAACCCACCCTGCCTAAACCTCATCAACGCTTGTGTTGTGCTATCAACCAAGTCGTCGTTAGTGCCGCTAGGGAAATCATTGCACTCCTCAATAACTTCTTTTGCCCACCGGCGGTCTGGTGCCCACACTATACCTGCTGAGAATAAGTCAGATACAGCATTTACACGGCTGATCTTATCTTGTCCCTTGCCGGGAGTAAACTCACCAACGGGTATGCCCATCCGCCTAAATTCTTGGTACAGCGCCGCGCCGTTTGACTTCTTCTCCACCACGAACGCATCAGGCTCCCACTCTTTGTATTCTTCAAGCATTAGCTTTTTAAGCTCGGGAAACTCCATACGTTGCTTAATAGAGTTAAGCAGGATGATGTTGTAGTTCTTGGTCTCTTCGTTGAAAAACACACCCCATGTAGTCAGGGCGTTGTAATCCGCGCGGTTGTTGGCTTCTTGCGCGGCATCAAGGGACATGATGACAAACTCACACACCGGAGGGGCGTCTTTATCCCAGATTTTCCACCACTCTCTCTTAATAAGAGCGCCTTCTTGGGACACAGGGTTCTGCATGTACTGAGCTTCCCAGTACCGGATGTCCATACCAGCCTTCTTAGCCAGCAGTTCTTCAATGCTCCAAAACGCTCCCCAGAGGGGTTTATCGTCCAAAATAGCAGGAAATTCGACCACTTCCCACGGGTCTACCCCCTCTTCACGGCCCATTTGGGCGATGATTTGACCGGTTAAGTCAAGTTTAGACCACCTTGTCATCACAATAATAATAGCCCCTCCCGGCATAAGACGCTGCAAAGGGCCAGACTGGAACCATTCCCAAGCAGGTATAAATACCTCGGGCTTCCCGGTTTTGGCATCTTGCTCAGAATGAGGGTCATCAATAATGAACAAATCAGCGCCACGACCAGCCAAAGCCCCACCAACACCAATCGCAAAGTATTCGCCATTGAAATTTGTCCCCCAACGTGATGCAGACTTACTGTCAGCTTGCAGTTCTACCTGCGGAAAGATGTCTTTGTAGGCGTCTGAACCCACCAAATTACGCACCCGACGACCAAAATTTGTAGCCAAATCTGCCGTATGGGAGGCCATAATGACCTTTTTATGAGGGTATTTACCTAGAAACCATGACGGCGCAAGATAGGAAATCAACTCTGACTTGCCGTGGCGGGGCGCAATATTGACAATTACGCGCTTTTTTCGGCCCTCGGCGACCTCTTCAAAGATTTTTGCCAGCCTGCGGTGGTGTGGGCCTACTATATAGCCGGGGTATACGTGATCGGCAAACTCTAATAGTGAATCCTTGCCCACAGTTTGCACAGAATTGCTGTCGTAGGCCTTCAAAAGCTCCAAAGTAGCCCGTTTTTCGGTCTCGGGCATCAAGGGAAGCGCGTCCCTGATCTTTTTTAGCTGTTCAGGCGTGATTTTCATTGCTCACTACCCGTGCACTGACGCTGATTGTGCGTCTTTCTAGCTTTTGGAGTGTCTCAAGCAGTTCATTTTCCACCTCTTCGAGGGGTTTATGCTTGACTGTGACCTCGGAACGCTTCTTAAATGCGTCGATGCCATCAATTTCACCAAGTGCTTTGAGTGCACCCAGCCGTAACTTACCATCCACGTTGTCAGTTTCCTGTAGTAGCTTATTGACTACATATATCTTCAGGTCCGCAAGCTCGCGTACGATCATGTGGTCGTACTGAGCAACCATCCCAGCTAAATAGGCAATGGTTTCGTTGGGGTATTGGGCCAGATCGGGGCTTGATTTGTTCAGTGCAATCTGTTCGATCATCTGCATGGCTTCACCACGGTGTTCTTCAGATACTTCAATGGGTTTGCCTTGCAAGTCTGCCAGCATCTTCACTGTTCTGGCACGCATAGCAAGCTCTTCTTTTACAGAAAGCTCAGGCATAGCCTCGTTCGCAGAGGCTGGTAGGGGGACATTAGCGTCAATGTCAGGTACAAGATCGTTCATCGGAGGAAAGCGGCACTCCATATAAATATGTGCGGAATATAGCATAGATTTTGGGAAGGAGGTAAGGAATCCTACCGGGGGGTGTTTTCACGTTAGCCGGGTAACGTGAATACTGTATGGAAAAACAGTGGGGTGGGGGGGTGTAGAGGAATTGGAAAATGGGTAGTTATTTGTGCAAGTCTTGGGGTATGGGGGACGCGATGGGACCCAAATAGGATTTGGGGGGTGGGGGGTCGGCTGGGGCCGTCCGGTAGAAAACACTCAACTATCCCTTATAATACAGTCACTGCATCACATGGTGTGATGCGGGTTAACTAGGAGATATACGATGAGTTATGAAATCGAATACAGCGATTTGAATGCCGCTGCTACCAAAGCCAAAGCCCTGAAGGATTGCAAAGACTATTTGGGGGCACGCAAATTCAACCTAATAGCTAAGGCTTTGAAGGCAGACAATGGTCGCACTAGCAAGCTTGGCTTGCGTATGCAGTTGGCGATCTACTGTGGTGTTCAAGGCTACCCTGCTACTGTGTTGTTAGAGGAGTTCTGGTCGCCACAAGGTGATTTGTTTGAAGACGGATTCAGCGGAATTAGGTCTAAAGTTTAATCAACAGGGGCGGCGCAAGCCGCCCCGCTAACCTAGGAGAATCAAATGAACCATTGCGATCATACCCGTGCCGATAGCTGGTGGGAACACGACGGACGCGGCATCCCGCTTGCGCGAGTTTGTGACAAGTGCCGAGAAGCAGTCCTATCTAGGTACGACCCTAAGATTTTAGAGTGGTACTCACAATCAGATGTTGATGAACAAATCGAAGAGGATTAATCATTGGGGCTTCGGCCCCTTTGATACCAGTTATTTGTCGGCGGGCGTGAGTATTTGAGCGCGGTAATGCCAAGTGCCAGCCCCAATGATTATTTGTTGTATAATACAGTTACCGCAGTCGATGACGTAAGACGGTATTTAAAACTGGAGTTAAAAATGGTTAAGGCTATCAAGTCAGTACAAACAATGTTTGAAATCCACGCAAAAGACCGCGCCCGTACTATTGTTCGTGCCCGTAAAGAACGTGACGCGGTAAAGAAATACCGTAAATTGGTGACGCCGCTATTGAATATGCTTGCGCCTGCGCCCTCATCTGAGGATCATTACGTTAGCGTTGACACTACGTGGGAGGGCAAACCAAGAATAAATGTCACTTTTTATCAGCTGGAGTCGTTTAAGTGCAACAAGCTCATGGCAACTCTTTGGGCTCTGGAGAATTGGGCAGAAGTGAAAACCACTAAAACGCAAGACTACCCACCGGCATTCAATCGTGACTTTCGGTACACTTTTGTGAACGACGTTGAGGTGGTGGTCAATGCCTATGTTAGCCATGACAGCGCGACATGCAAGCGGGTTGTGATCGGCACCGAAATCGTAGAAAAGTATGCGATGAAATGCGATTGATCCCCTGATCGGAGCCGGAGGGCGAAAGCCCTCCGGTTATTTTTTGGCCCTTCGGGGCTTTGATACCAGTTATTTGTCTTCGGGCGCGCGAGGCTGCGCGCGAGGCTAGGCGTGGGTAGGGCCGGTCTTAAATAGCCGGTCAGCTTACCATGATATGGTATATAATACAGTCACCACACAGTAATCATGCTATGTGGTGTGTTCTTTAACTTTGATATCGGAGTATTTCTAATGAAATCAAGTAAACAAACTAGTGTTGAATTTGTCGCACCTATTAATATGCAGGATGCGGGTTATAAAATTGCCCGTATAGGTGAAACGTCAAAATCAATCGCACAATATGTAATTGATAATTCGCCCGTTTTCCCTGAGACAATCGAGGAAAAAGTAAAAGCTGATTTATATGCGGGTTTTGTACTGCGCCATAATGAGGTAATTGGTAGCACTTTTTATATCATGGGCGATATGGGGGATTACTTGGCGATAAACGAAAAAGATATTGCAAAATATCAAGGTAAAAAAGAAATTATCGAAATGAATCCTATTATTGCAATGGCGTATACCGGTACCGAATTTGGTATGCTTGCAAACAGTAAGAGTAATTCGTTTAATAAACCATTACATACTGTAGTACGGGATATGCGGGACAAATTCAAGGGTTATGCGTCCAATGCGATGAAACGCCTAGTGACTAGTGCCAATGAAATCAAGAATCCCGCTAAAAAACGTACCAGAAATGGTAACGATACTTTCACCATGGCACTACAAAAAGTGTTTGATGCCTATGAGAAACGGGCCCGTACAGCGGAAACGAAAGGTGAAAAAGGTACATTCGCCCGTCATGCTGTAGCAGTCAAAGCCTATTGGGAAGCATTCAATAAATAAGAAATAAGGGAGAGCCCACCGGACGAAAGTCTGGTGGGTTTTTTTTCGCCCCTATCTTTTGAGACCAGTTCTGTGTTGTCGCGCGTGAGTAGTTGCGCGCAAGTTGGCGCGGCTGGGGCAATTTAAATAGCTGGTCAGCCAATGCTGACCTGATTCCAATTTATTGGAACAAATTCCAAAATGTTGGAACCGACTTGGAATCTTGGAACCGACGTGGTTGCAAGCAAAAGTCTGGTGAATTTTTTTTGCCCCTACTTCAAAATAGAAAAAATTACAGGACACTTAGCACCAGCCGTTCCAAGCGTTTTGGAATAAATTCCAGTTTGAAAAACCAAATTGGAACTGTGGATAACTTTTAAATAGCCTTATGAATCAATGACTTACGAGACAAAAATTGTGGATAACCTGTGGATATTCCAAAATTCCAATAATTTTGAGGGATAGACGCCAAACCGCATATCCGTGTTTGGTGATGTTGTCCTGCAATTGCGTTTTTTCGCATCACTCTTTTTTACACTCCCCACATCCCTCCAGCCGGTTATTCACTGGAATCACTGGAATTTTGGAATCGCACACATTCTCTACAAATATCTAACTATATATCTATATATTTATATATAAATACATTAGGTTTTCTAATCTTTTTAACCTATTTCTAACCCCATTCTTACCCATTCTAATCAAATTCCAAAATTCCAGTTTTTCTGTCCAGTTCCAACAAAACTTTACACCACCTACCTCACACTAAGTAAAATAGTTATCCAAACCCCTTGACACAATCCTATAACAAACGTATAATACACGCAGTAGGTCGGGAAGGACTTGCTAGTATTTTTTATTTAACCAGTCAGCTCATGCTGACCAACCGGAGATTGCCATGAAAATCAAACTGCACTTTGTAGACTCAACCCACACGTTCACGCCGATAGGCACAGAGCATCACGCCAAACTCCCACGTCCCATGCGTAAGACGCTGCGCATTACAACCCCCAAAGCAGCGCGGCAAACTAAAACGGCATGGGATGCTGACCTGATGTTTAACGACGACTATGCGGTTGACGAGTATCTCAACGCTAACACGTGCGACCCCGACTTTGACTTGGATGGCAGTCAAGAGTTCGGCGACATCGACAACGAGTACGAGGGCTTGACCGAGGTGCAGATGGGCAAGGACACACGCCGCTGGCTCAAGGGCTACAACATCCTGTAAGCAAGGAGTAAATCATGGCTTGGCAAAACTGGAACCGTGGCGGACGGATTGCACCTGAAAAACGTGAGCCGTTATACACACTGTCAGAGATAGCTGACAGACTAAACATGGATGAAGATGCGCTCTACGCATTGATGCGTAGTAGACGCAAAGAGGGAGCAACCCCGCCGCCAACTGCTAAACGGAAGGTTGGGTCAGCGATGAGAATGAGGACTAAGCTATATGCCCTGTCCGAATTCAGGGTGTGGCTTAAACAAAAAGAGTGAGTATTTTGTGTAGATGTATTGCTTTATTAGTAAAGTTAGGGTACAATGTACCCATGTGCTTGAGATGGAGATGCTGCTCAGCACTATTTAGTTGGTTAGCTATAGCTGACCTCAATTCAGTAACATTCAGTA